AATGGTTCAGGTGGAACATTTATTTACATGGCATTTGGTCAATCATTAGTAGGTTCAAACAACGTACCATGTACAGCGAGGTAATATGACAAAAGCAAGAGATTTAGCAAATTTTGTATCAGGTACAAATAGTGCAATAGGAACTTCACAAATTGATGATGATGCAATAACTAATGCTAAAATAGCAAATGAATCAATTACTATAAATGGTTCTGCTGTAGCACTTGGAAGTTCTACTACAATAGAAACAGGAACTGATTGGCAATCATCTGTTAAAACTTCAACTTTTACTGCTGCCGCAGGAAAAGGTTATTTTATAAATACATCAGGTGGTGCTTTTGAAGTTGATTTACCTAGCTCTCCAAGTATAGGAGATGTAATAGAATTTGTCGATTTCTCAAGATCGTTTGCAACTAATAATCTTACATTAGATCAAGGATCTCTTAAATATCAAGGAAACACATCACCAAAACCAGTTTACAGCACTAATGGTCAATCTATTAGAATAGTATATTCAGGAACAACACAAGGTTGGATTCCAACTTCTGACGATGATGTTTCTTTAGAAACAGCACAAAATTATTCAGTAGAAATGTTAGTTATAGCTGGTGGTGGTGCTGGAGGATCAGGCGCACATGGTGGAGCTGGAGGAGCAGGTGGTTATAGAACATCAACTCAAACTTTTACAAAAACACAAACCTATACAATTACAATAGGTGCAGGAGGAACTGGAGCAGTAAACTCAGGGGGTTCTGCTAGAAGTGGATCAGACACTTCTGTTTCAGGTTCAGGAATTACAACAATAACTTCTACCGGTGGAGGTGGAGGTGCTTATGGTCACAATACTTCTGCTGCAACTGGTGGATCTGGTGGAGGTGGAGCTGGTACAATAAACAATACAAATTTAGGTGCTAGTGGTAACACTCCAAGCACAACTCCAAGTCAAGGTAATGACGGAGGAGACGCATATTCAGTAAGTGGCGGTGGACCAAATTATGCAACTGGAGGCGGAGGCGGTGCTGGTGCGGCTGGTGGAGATGGATCATCTTCTGCTGGTGGTGTTGGTGGTGCTGGTGCATCATCTTCTATTACAGGTTCAGCAGTTACTCGTGCTGGTGGCGGAGGAGGATCATGTTATTCAGATGGCGGTGGACCATCAGGTGCTGGCGGAGCTGGAGGTGGCGGTGCTGGAGGTGGATCTGGTAATACACCCGGTGCTGGAACAGCAAATACTGGTTCTGGCGGTGGTGGAGCTTCAGGAAACAATGCAGTCGCTGGTGGAGCTGGAGGATCAGGAGTTGTTATATTAAGTATGTTAGACGCAGATTATTCTGGTACAACATCTGGTAGTCCAACAGTTGCTACAGGAGTTAGTGGTAAAACAGTTTTAACATTTACAGGATCGGGGAGTTACACAGCATAATGGCATATTTTTCAAAAATAGGATTAAATAATAAAGTAATGGAAGTTCTTTCAATTAATAATAATGAATTATTAGATGCAGATGGAATAGAACAAGAAGTAATTGGAGTAGATTTTTTAACTAAATTAACAGGTTGGTCTATATGGAAACAAACATCTTACAATAGTAGTTTTAGAAAAAATTTTGCTGGAATAGGTTATACTTATGATGAAGAAAGAGATGCTTTTATTCCTCCAAAACCACATGAAAGTTGGACTTTAAATGAAGATACTTGTAATTGGGAATCACCAACACCTTATCCTGATGATGGAAAAATTTATTTATGGAATGAAGATACCCAAACTTGGGTTGAAATCTAACAATAATTATGAAGTTCATATTAAGTATGATTCTTTGTAGCGGTGTTGCTACTTCTTGCTTAGAACCAATCCCTTTAGATGATAGATTGTATGATGATGTTTATTCATGTATGATAGCTGGTTATAAAGAATCAAGTTCTAAAATAATAGAGATAGGACCTGATGATGTAAATGAATACGAGATATATATAAAATTTTATTGCAAAGAATATTTAGTAGAGGGAGTCAATGCGTAAAAAAAAGAAAGTTACAAGTAAAGATTATGGGGAGTTATCGGCTGGAGTTAGACTTTCAACACATGAGAAAGTTTGCGCAGAACGAATGAAAACACTATTCAAAGCAATAGATGAAATGAGATTAGAAATAAAACAACTAAGAACAGACGTATCAAAAGGGAAAGGAGCAATCAACTTATTAATTATATTAGGTGGACTAGCAGGAGCTTTGCTAGGCTACTTTAAATGGAATGGTTAGGCACTCCTCAACGATAGCAGGACTAACTAGCGAAATAACAGCACAACTTAAATTTGCCAAAGACCCAAACATTTTAGTTTTCACACCATTAGGAGGTCTTGGTCCTATTGATATTATAACTCTAAATATTAAAACAGGTGAGTATAAAGCCTATGATGTAAAATCAAAAAACACTAGAAAAAAAGATTTTATGGCTAAAGATGGATATAAAAGGAACACAGTTGGATCATTGATAAATAGACCTAAAAGTGATATACAGAAAAAATTAAAGGTTGAAATTATATATGTGGATTAAATAACTAATATGCTGCCATACAATATATTATTTAAAATAGGCTCTAAAGCTGTAGGAACTTTTATGACTAGACGAGCAGAGAAGAGTGAACGCAAACATCAAATTGCTTTACAAGAAATGCAAACTGGTAATGAAAGAGCAAAAAGAAATGGATCATTAATACTAGATTTAGTATTAGGTGCATTTATATTAGCACCACTAGGTATACTTGCTTATGCTACATTCTATGGTGATATGGCTATGTTAAAAAAAGTAGAGTTTTATTTTGAACAACTCAAAAATATACCAGAAGTTTATTTATATTTAATTTTTATTGTAGTGGGTGGCAACTATGGAATATCTGTTACTAATTTATTGTCCAATAAAAAATTTAAAAAATGACACTAGCTGCCTTTGATCCCTCTTTATTATCTAACTATGAACAACCTAAACATTTACTACATTTTCAATGGAAAAATTCTGATACCAAAATTTATAGATATGCTTTAGTTGAAGTAATTGATATAACTAAAATAGATCATAAAACAAAAACTAAACAGGATGAGAAAGGATTAAAACAAAAGGATATATGGTTAAAAAAATATTCGTACAACAATACAGTAAAAAGGTAACACACTTATCTCAACAAGGATATGGCAAGAAAAAAGTTCAACGTAGAAAAAATACCTCACGAAAGAATACCAAAAAGAACTAGCATAGGTGGTGGTAGAGTTAAAATGAGTAGTATGAATAAGCATAAAAAGCGTTCCTACAAACGTAAAAACAGAGGTGGAATGTAAATAAAAACATGGTATATCAAATCAAGGAGATAATATTATGGATAAAATAAAAGAAGTGATAAAACATTTTTGGTCTGACCATAAAGTTGTATCAGGTATAATTATTTTAGTTATTGTTATAGCAACTATATTGTAATGAAAATCAGCGAAAGCACATCAGTAAGCATGCCAATTAAAAACATGTTGGCTATTATTGCTGGAATTATCGCTGGCGTAATCGGTTACACAGAACTTACTGCTAGACTTACGTCTCTTGAAACAAGTCGTGAGCTTATGCAATCTGACCTGCTCAAGGCTTCCGATCAGAAGCCAGTAGATCAGGAGCAATTTTTGATTCAAGAATCACTAGCATCTGATTTGGAAAAGACTATAGTGCGTGTAGATGAGATGATGCACAATGGCGTAAACATTCAAAGAATGATAAAAGATATTGAAAGATTGCGTGATGATGTTGAAAAATTAAAAGATAAGGTAAGAGAAAATGGAAATAGTTATAGCACTAATAATGTTTCTAAATAATGAGAGAGTAGAATTTACTTATAAAGATACTTTATCTGCATGTCTCAAATCAAAGCGCATAGCTCTGCGTGAAGTAAATCCACAACGTGTTAGATTTGAATGTAAAAAAGTTAAAGCACAAACAGAGATATATATGGGTCAAAAAAAAATTACAAAGATTATAGATTAATATGGCAATAGATAAATCAAAAATGAAATGCAACACACCTAAACGACAAGTTCAAGGTGGTAAAAAATTTGTAGTCAAAGCATGTAAAGGTGGCAAATCAAAAATTATTAGGTATGGAGATGCCAATATGAAAATTCGTAAATCAAATCCAGCAGCTAGAAAAAGTTTTAGAGCAAGACATAGATGTAATACAGCAACAGATAAATTTACAGCACGTTATTGGTCCTGTAAAAAATGGTAAGAAAAACTTGGAATAAAACCAAAGATAGAATTTTTGTTTGTGGGTATTGTAATATGTGTGAAAAAGAATTGTTGAATAACGAGGGTGGATGGATTATAAATGGAGAGAAGAAACACTTTTGCCACGATGGTCGTGATGGAAGTTGTTTTGATAAATACTGTCATACAAAAAAGGAGGCACAATGCCGGGACACTATGGAAAAAAAATGAAGAAACCAATGGGTAAAAAAAAGAAAATGGATAAGAAAAAAAATAAAACAAAAATGAAAACGAGTAAAAGATAATGCCGGGTAAAGGTAAAAAAAAATATACTAAGAAACAAATGAAGATAGCTCGAGTTGCTGAACCTAGAGATAAAATTACAAGAGCTGACTTTGCAAAGTTAAGAAAAGGTAAAAAGAAAAGATATGGCTAAACTTTGTGCAAAAGGTAAAGCTGCTGCTAAAAGAAAATTTAAGGTATACCCCAGCGCTTATGCTAACATGTATGCTGCTGGTGTATGTAGCGGTAGAATAAAACCTAAACGTACTAAGAGAAAAAAAACATAAGGAAACAAATGGATAATGTCTAAAGGTTTACGTTCATGGGTAAGAGCTAATTGGGTAGACATTGCTAATCCAAAGAAAGGTGGTGGCTTTCCCAAGTGTGGTAGGAGCAAAGGAGAAAAAAGACGTAACTATCCTAAATGTGTACCTGCTGCAAAAGCTAGAGCCATGACACCTGCACAAAGACGTGCTGCTGTATCAAGAAAAAAAACTGCTGAGAGACGACCAAGAAAAGGTAAAAGACCTAACTACGCTAGAACTTAATTAGTTCATCATACTCACCCCAAATAGTTTGAGCAGGATCCCAATAATATTTTTGTTGTAGTTTCATTTGTATAGCATAGTTTACTGTGGTGTGGTCTTGACCAAATATTTTTCCAATACTTGATAAGCTCATTTTATATTTATCATATAAAATATTTTGACAGATGTTTCTTGATCTAACTACATCTCTTGATCTTACTTTACCAAGTAAATCTTTTTTACTTACTTCATATCTTATACAAACTTTGTTAATTATAGAATTAAGTATATCTTGTTTTGGCTTTGAAAATTGATAAACAATTTGTCTATTAACCCAACTATATTTACTTACTGGTTTTTGCTCTGCTAGTTTAATACCTTTCTTTTTATTTTGTTGAGCTTGTTTGTAACCATTTATAAAACCATCTTCATATAATTTTTGTTCAGCATCTGTAAATAGATACCATGCCTTTTTATGAACATAGATAAAATAATTGTTGCCTTTATCTTTGATATGTTTTTTGCAAATTGTTTTTAATAGAGCCATAGAATCCCCTCGGTCTTTGTTGTTTTTTTTATAATTTTAATGCTTATCGCATCAACATTTCTTTAGTTCTTTCAATCTTCCAAATCAATCTAAAGCTATCTTTCTTATACTTCTTAGCTTTATCTTGAGTCTCAAGAAACTTGCTATGTTTCTTTGCTTGCAAGTCCCTGAGTTTTTGGAGTCGTTGTCGTAACTTGTCCATCCTTCTCCTTTTTCACTTTAGTGAAGTCTATCTTTAGTCCAGTAACTTCACATTCTACTAACTCTCCCTGTGCGTTGGGATCAGCAGCCTTTTCAACACTCTCAAATCTTTCAGACAAAATAAAATTTGCTTCGCCAGATTTAATTCTTATATAATTAGTCATCTTTATCCTTTTTGTCTATAGTTTTTTTATGTAGGTTTTTAGCCATTTTTGTATAGATTTCCAAGTCATCATAGTTATCACTCTTAAATTTTTTTGTAGTCCTAAATAATTTTAACCCCATCATAAGTTGTGCAACTTGATGTGGTTGTATATCATCTTTTAAAATATCATGCAAAATAACATTAAATATTATTGCAAGTAATCTGAAATTCTCATCATAATCACCATAATCTTTTTGGCGATCTGCCATAATTTTTTTTATTTTTTCTTCGTTGAGGTCTATTGTTGTCATAAATCAGGGGATGAGGCAGAGAAAACAACTAAAAAGAGAGCCGAAAGGATGACTCAAAAACTCCGCCTCATCAGACATAAGTCTTATAAATAATTACAACTTATGTTCTTGTTATTTAGCATAAGAACCCGGTTTTGCATAAGGTTTTTTGTATGCAAATTTTGGTGTTCCTCCACCTCCTGAACCTTGAGAGGGAGATTTTTCATTTGGTGTTAAACAAATTGTCAAACCACCTGTCGGTTCACCATTCTCAGCTAATTCGTCAAAACCAGCTTGGCTGTACCATTTACCATTTATCTCAACGCCAATAGTCCAGTTCTTATCTGGTCTTTTTAAGTTTGGCGGTGCAACATAACTTGGTTGATTAGGTGCAGTTCTTTTCTCGTTTGGTATGAGTTTAATATATATTTTATCACCCATTTTTTTTTGCTCCTTGATTGTTAAGTTGTAACATCCTAACGTCATAACGATCCATCAAATCTCTATAAACCGCAGGATGTCTTGTTAATGCAACATTGAACTCTTCCGCAAAGGAAACATTTTTAATGTAATGCAACCTCGTTGGATGTTTTGCTTTTGATATAAGTTCAATGATGTGTTCTACTGGTGTACCCAACAACTTAACTTTTGCGAGAGATGCTATATAAGTCATTCCCGATACAGAGTTAGGATGTTCAATTACATCAGCACTTCCTCTTTCTTTTAAAGGTATGCCTATGTGGTCATACTCTTCTTTTGAAGTAATGTTATTATCCATTACACCAAAGAAAGATAAAGCTCTTGATAAGCTAAAAGTTTCAGCACACTCAAATGAATTGGGTTTGTTTCTGAAAACTTTAGCATGTCCTGTTGATAGTATTAAACCATCTTTATCTTTTATTTCTGTGTAGCCGACATAAAAATCATCAAAAGATTTGATGCTAGTTTTTATACCTATCTCGCCTACAAACTCTTCAATAAAATATTTGATTTTACTTGCAGCTTTGATGCAACTTTTACCTGTCTCTGGGTCCATGTAAGTTCCATCTTCTTTGCACTTATCTACTACTTTTGCTATTCTTAATTTTAAATGTTCCATAGTATTCCTTTAGTTGTTTTTTTCATTTATTTAAAATGGTAACAAACCCCATACTTTTTGTGCATAAATAAAAGTATAAGTGCCTATTACTTTTCCTTTGTATATTAACCAAGACATGTTTCTCCTTTTTGTTTGTTGTTAGTTATCCCCACAATTTTTTAATTATTTGTAGTTGTTCTTTACTCGCATCATTCATGGTCCAATGTGTAGTATCAGGTCTTTCAACTAACTCAGCCATACGCATTGGATCACCATTACTTAATAAAAGTAATCTTTGTATAGTCTTAGCCTTCTTAATCATTTGGTCTAAGTTATAATCTAAATAATCCTTTGATAGTTTTTCATGTGTGTCATCAAAAATAATAAAGTCTTTATCGTTTGCGTAAAATAAAAATGGAGTCTTGTTGCTAGCTTTTTTATAAAAGGCAACTTGAGGTATGTTCTCTTCATCTGGTTCTTTTGGTAGTGTTTGAGTATATATTTTTAAATCACCTTTTATAAATTTTGCAGTAGGTGGTTTTGTTTTACACTCAGCAAAATCATCATCGGTTTCAAAATCTATACGACCAGTTATACCTATAACTAAATCTTCAAGTATCATACTTACATACCTTTCACATGTAAGCTCTTTATCTTGAAATATATTTTTAACAGCAGTTAATATGTTTGTGATTGTATCATGTATATGTTGATCTATTTGTTCTCTTATTTTTTTATCGTTATTATCGTATGGTTCTTTAAGATATTTATTATATTCAAATTGAAATACTTTTTTGTAATCTCTTTCTTTTATTTCTTTTCTATCAGCTCCCTCAAAATAATACTTACCAATTAAATTTTGCGCTACGTTATTAGCACAGCTACCAAAGCCAAGTTTATATCTCTTCTTGTCCTTCCTTCTTTGGTCCTGTTTTCTACAAAAATAATCTACTATCCACATTGAGATAGGTTTGTATCTTTTGGAGAGCTGAGAAAAACTAAAATGATCTAAGCCTTCGCCACCTGATAAGAGCTTAAATATTTCGTTTGGTTTTTTCATAGTTGTTTTACTCCTTATAGTTCATTATATACCAGTTTGTCTAGTGTTTTTTTTTATTGATTTAACTTGCCAATATGGCTATAACAAGGCAACCGAAAGGATTTATGAGACTAAAAGATTGGATAAAAAAGAAAGGTTATAGTTATTCAGAAACAGCAAATGTTTTGAAGATACATAATTTTAACCCAGCAACAAACATTATTCGTTATGCCAAAGGTGATCGTATACCTCACCCAGATTTTATGTTGAAGATAAAAAATGGCACGAACAATGAAGTTCAACCAAATGATTTTTATGAAGAGTACTGGGAAAAAAATAAAAAAGTTTAAATACAAAAGAGTCAAAATATACTGGCAAGATATTGTATCGAACCCGGAATGGATGACTTTAAATAAAGCAAAAGATCAAGTCTATTCTTGGTGTGAAGATACTGGTTATCTTTTATTCAAAGATTCAAGAAGAGTAATCATCTTTGCATCTCATAGTTTCGATGATGATGGTGAGCTTACAGTTGGTAATATAACTGTTTACCCTAGAGGAGTTGTTAAAAAGATTGAGAAACTACAATGACCTATACTGGTATGTTTGAAGATGCGCAGCTATCATCTAAATTAAAAGAAGCTAAGAAAGAGATACAAAGACAAAAAAGATATATCGAAAA